ATGTGCAAAGCTGCGAATTGATCGCTCTTCAAATTCGTTCACTGACTCTTGATTAAGAAACTTAGCCACAGAATCCAAGCTGCCTTTCAACGCATCAGCAAGGTTGCCCATGTTATGCAGGATGTTTGTCTTACTGCGATTGAAGCTAAATGACTGCTTGAGGTCGCTGTTTTCCACCTGATCTTCCAGTGTGGGTTCAGTAACAGCAGGCTCAGTCTGTGGGGACTCGGTCAAGGTGGGTTCAGATAACTCGGCAGATGAAACTTTCTCTTCTACAACTGTATCTTCAATCACTGCCTCATTATCTGTAACCTGTTGATTATTCTGGGCATTATTCCCAAAATATTCATCTTCTGCTTTATTTTCGGTAGCCGATTCCTCAATACTGGATACTTGACCAGTATTCACTTCTACGTCTTGACTCTGTACATTATCGCCCACCTCTGTAGTACCTTCGGTACTACTAGGGGTAGTCTCGTCACGAGATGGCTGTTGTGCAACGGAGGTGTCTGGATTGGCGTCTTGTACCTTCGTTGTTTCAGCAGTTTTTACTTCTTCTGTCTTTGCTTCTGCATTACGTGCTTTCCTTGAATTAACGACCGCCTCTACATACGCTAACGTGTCTTGTAGGGCTTGTGCTTCAAATTGGGTGTTATCAACTAACTTGGTAAAACCAGGTAATGTAACGTTGTATGGTTTACCTTTACTTGTTTTCCATGTTGACTCTACATACTGTTTCGCTTGCTTCTCTTCCTGAGAGACACTGAGTGGTTGTCCCGGATCATTTGCCCTACGTGTGTAGGGTGCGTGTGCCATAGTGAATGCCTTGGACTTACTGGCTTGACGTTTGGCAAATGAACGTAGCTGGTTTAGCTGCCGTGCTGCCATAGACTCGTTTCCGAAATCCAACGCGGACAATATGGATGCACGATATTGCTCTGCACCCCTAAATCCATTGCCACCGTCAATTACATCGTTCTGAACATTCTCTGTTGTCTTGAGGCGTGTTTGGCCCCGTGCGGCATCCAGTGACTGTTCGGCGCTAATGTGTAATTGAAGCTGCGTACGCTCGTCTTCATTCCAGTGAGGGGCATCTAATAATTCTTTAGCCCCTGCCAATGTAATCGCTTCAGGACTGACCTGAAGTAATTCCAGTATCTCTTGCCCTGCAACTTTAAACTCAGTGCTCCGCTCCGTTGCGGTAATCACTTGATCTACTAATGCTCCTGTATCTACTAATTGGGTATGCGCTGCTCGCACTACCGTAGCTGCCTCTAGTGCCTGGTCGCGTGTCTCTACTCGCTGCCTGTATTCCTTCTCTAACTTAGACTTCTCACGGGCAGTGGTGGTTTCACCGATCTTCTTTGAGAGTGCCTCCAGTGAGGTGTTCTCGGCCTGAATGACCTGCGCAATGCTGTTAACTAACTTACGTGATTCCTGCAAATCAACAGGATGTTTTTGGGTCGCATTCGCCGTTAGCTCCTGGTGTGCGGCGGCAATAGTACCCACTTTATTTGGGAGATCAACTTTCGATGTATTTTCTACAGAATCTGTAGAATTACCGGTACCAGCAGCAAACTCAGCGAAGTCACCTGACTCTGTTGCTTTGTTTAATGACTCTACTTCAGCAGCCTGTGCTACTGCGGCTTTCTCTTTACGTACTTTGGCTTGTTCGGCCCAAGCATTTAAGCGGTTGGATGCGGCACTTTGTACAACATCTTTTACAGCGCCCAGGGTTTGTCCGGGAGCGACAGTGCCTGAACCAGCACCTGCACCGATCATCGCAGCGGTGTAGACCTCTTTGGGATCAGCAGTACTTAGATCCTTACCTTTAGACTCCGTGCTCTCAACGGTTGTTTGATAGCCTTCCGTTAAGCCTTCACCAGCAAATGATTTACCAACAGTACCGGCACGCTTACCCATCTTTTTAGCGAGTGAATCGCGGGTTACTTTCTTAGCGGCTTCAGTCGCAGCGTCTTTTGATGCAGGGGTTGGTTTAGCTTTAAGTAATCCTTTGATAACGGCTACGTCACCGATCTGTTCAGCGGCAGCTAGAGTCAGTGACCATGCTAGCATCTCACCTGATTGTTCCTGTGTAGGTAGCTTACCCGTGTCATCGAGGATACCTTGCACACCTTTACGGTATTCGTCCATGGCGTAGCTTACGTTAGTAAGCATTAGTCCGCCTTTGACCACGCCACCCAGTAGTTGTGGGATGTTTTCAGCCACATATTCCAGCGTAGCACCGGGGTTACTAACTAAATCTCCTGCGCCGTCCACAATCGCAGAGGCAACAGCTAATACACCGTTAACGCCATCTAAGTCGTTATCCTCACCAAAGTGTTTGTCAAAAGTTTCACCTAAGTCAGCGTGCAACTTGTCGCGGTTGAGTGGGTTCAATGCGCCTTCAAACCATGTGTCCTTGTTGAAGAACTCATCAATTCCATTAGCCGTTTCAAGGCTTCGCATTAAACCATCCATGACCTGACGGTTCGTGTTACCAAAGAGCGCACTGTATGAGGGATGGTCAGTACCTATTTCAGGGTAATCCAGTGGATCCATTCGCTTAAACAATGGCTCGGGACCGTACGTAGACGTATCGTTAAGGAGTGACACACCCGCTTCATCCAGTGGCTGTATCTTATCTTCTAAGGCATCCAGTTTAGCTAACTCGGCTTGAGTCTCAGGCGTCGCACCTCCTTTGAGTACCTCAGCATCGATCTTACGACGGTGCTCGGCAATGGTCTGCCGCTTGGCAGCATTAACAAGAGTGACCTGGTACGCCTCTTGTACTTCCGGTGAGACATTACTAAGAATGGCAGCGCTTTCTGCGTTGAACGGTAGCTGACCCAATTGACTAGCTACACGCGCACCGCCTTGTACACCAGAGGCAAGCAGTTGTTTCGTTTGGCCACTAAGAGTACCTAGTTCAGCATCAGATGCCCATGACGTAGCTTCACGCGCTAATCGCGCAGCGACAACAGCATTACCTGCTGTACTTGCTGCCTTGATCCGTTCAATTTGACGTGCGCGAATCTCTGCCACACTTTCTGCTTTGAGTGGGTTGGTATTCACTGTGTTGTCTAAGGCAGAAGTTTTATCTATTGAAGCCAGCTGAGTTATTTTAGCTTCAGCTAAAGGAGTGGTGAGTGCTTGTTTAGCCTCAGAAAAGGAAGCGACTTCTGGTAAAGGTGGTGCTGGGTCAATCACGTTCCGTAAGGCGGCAATTGCCTCAGCGGAGAAGACACCTGCTGGGCTTTCGACCGGGGTAGGCTGGGAATCAGGTAATGAATTCAGTGCTGTTTTGACAAGTGATTCATCTGGATTCTTATTTGCCTGTGCCCGTAGATTCGCTATGTTGAGATTAAGTTGCGAGTTGTCTACGTACTTATTAACTTTCTTAGCTGAGTCGATCTCAGCGTTCTCTTGGTCACTAATTGTATTGGCGAAGGAAGAGTCTGTTGCAGAGTTGCCTTCGGGGTATTGATTACTCATGTTTAAAACCTCTGGTAAAAAAAAATAGCCCATATTGCTATGGGCTATTATCGTTGAAATGCCACTTAAATACTAAGGATTACTTAGGCTTCTTAGCCGTTAGCGTCAGTTTATTTTTATTATCCTTTTTCATTTGAGCCAATAATGCTGCAGGGCCATTTAACTTATTATCCAGAAGGTTTTGCTGATCCCTGTTATTAGCTAAAAGTAGTTCTTCTTGCTGAAGCCAGTTCTTTTCAGATTCTTTATATTGGCCTACGTAAAACTTAGCTCTATTCTCCAACGCAACTACGTTAAGTTTTTCATCTACCCCAAGCCACTCATTTTCCGTAGTCATCTCTTCAGCAGCAAGCTGTAAGATAATACCGGGAACTTCAGCACCTGGGTCAATACCTAATTCTTCTCTTAACGTAGGCAGTATTTTTTGGATTTCCTCAGATAAGCCTGTACCTCCGGCGCCACTCTTGTTGTTCCAAGTAGTATCTTTAGGTGCAAGAGATTGAATAGAGGCTATACCCTGAGCTTGGGTTACACGGTTTTCAGAACCAAATGCAAACTTCTTATCAACAGGTACTTCAGCTAATGAACGTTCTAACGTGTCACTCAGTTGAGTTGAGCTAAGGTCATATTGTGCATTGGAAGCTTCAGTAGTTGCACTAAGGGTAGCAGACTGGTTTGAGGACAACTTATGGTACTGGTTAAACTGATTATCAACATCTGCCATTGCACTTTGCAGCTGGGTGCCCGTTATACCGTTGAACCTTAATTGTTGTTGTGCCTGAGCACGCGCTGAGATGGCATCACTTGAACCAGCTACAACTTCACTAACAATACGCGCAGCATCCTGATTTTGTGCTGCTTGGTTCAATCCCAAATTGTATGCGTCTTGTTGTTGACCATGGGTAATTTGACCTTGCTCGAACTTTAAATTATCCCGTTCAGCGTTAGTAATAGCATTATATAATCCTGACGTATCAGCTATTCCACCTGGATTACTATCCACTAGTGCTTTTGCCCCTACGGTATCACCTGAAGCTATTAAGGCATTGATTTCATTGATAAAAGGTTTTTCTGCAATACCTCTATCTCGCTCAGATTTTTCGTACTGACTAGCAGCAAAACTATTATCAGCACTAATAGAATCACGAATGTCTCCCTTCTGTTGACCGTAAGCCGACATGATTGCACTAGCATCCACATTCTGACCTGACAACGCAGACTGACTAAACTGATCAGCTTGGTTGTTGTAGCCATCCATAGTCTTCATCTGGTCGATCTGATCAAGAAACGTCTGTGTATTGTCATCACGTACGGCAACACGCTGATCTTCTTGCTGAGTGCCGTAAGTTTTAGCAGCTTTAGCTAATGAATTTAAGCCACCTGTAATAGACTCTCCACCAGCTTTCATCAGAGCGTTGCCGCTACTAAAGTCGGGTGCGTTAATGTTCTTCCAAGTAATAGGCATAGGTTACCCCACCTTATTCTGTTGCATATACTCACCAACAGACTGGTAAGCACCAGGAGCAGCGGCTACACGTGCACTCTGTCGATCACGCTGACTAGCATTGGTCAGTGTGGCTTGGTTGTCATACTGCTTCTGCCACGCATCTTGTGTGAAAGCATTCTGTCTCTTAGCCTCACCCAATTGACCCCAACCAAGAATAGATTGAGCAATGCTGCCTGCACCTTGTAATAACGCAGGAGCCATCGCGCCATACTGGACGTTACCGTCTTGGTAACCGAACATCTTGTCCCAGAAGGTAGGATTGAAGCCAGTGTTACCTGGAGCAGGGGCAGGCATGTTCGCGCCCATACCGGGATGGTAGGCTTCTGCAGCAGGAGGGGGAGTAGGCATGGGCATAGGGGTGGTATTGCCCCAGTTAGTCATGTTGTTGAATAACTTCTCACCAGGAAGCTCTAAGGAATTAGGGATCCACGGATTATCCGTGTTCATGTAATTTGATTGTGACATTGTTTTCCTCACTAAATATACGTATGTTGGGGTTTGGGTAAGTCCAGCATTGTGTCGTGGTATTTAGTGATAGCGTCATACGCCATTGCACCGATATTACCCGAATGAACTGTCCTGAAATAATAGGATTCAGGGCTTTCGTTAAGATTGATCATGGGTTCACTCATGATGAATTCCATTGGATCAATTATACCCGTTAAAGCAAACTCTTTATTAATCTCGTCCAACGCATCCATCTTTTCATCGGCGTCTTTTGAGAAAGCGTCTACTTCACCTCTAAGATCCAAGGTGGCTTGGGCTAGATTTTGCTGAACGCCGTAACTAATACCGCTTGATAGCTTAAGTAGCAGCTCCGCAGTGGAACCTTCGACGATACCACCTGCCTTAAAGCCCTTATATCCACCGTACACGATCATGATGGCAGCTACGATCATGGCAAAGTCAGGATCAACCTGAGCAATAGCTAATTTGAATAAATATGACGTAACCATCCCTTCAAGTATTTGTAGGATGATGACCTGTGCTGCAGCACCTAACGCAGCAAGGGTGCTCGCACCCGCTGCTGTGGCAGCGGCGAAGGCTTCAAACCCCGCACCTATCACAGCACCGATAGAAATAACAGCAAGGACAATAGCCACTACCTTAATTAAATTAAGAAACCACTCCTGCTTATACCAAGCCACATAAGTCACTTCGTAACTGTAGAACACCAATTGCATTGCATCGAAGTAAAGCTCGTTACGCACTACCGCAGATAAGTTCTCTACCACACCCGCATGTAAGGGAATGATGAAGTTGTACTCGTCATCTTCTAGTGTGTCAGCCAGTGTTGTTTCAACCGTCTTGCCTTCATAGATGTAGTTAGTATGGCGCAATCCAGTAACGGTGACTTCTTTGTAACTGTCCTCGTCAAACTGCACGCTGAAGACCATCTGGTTAGCGGTTGCGTTGACGGTTGAATTCGCTGTGCCTTTGGTGCCAATACGCCCGGAACGAATTGTGGTATCCACATTGTCCCAGGAGAGTCGCATGTCCAGTCCACCTTCTGTAATACGAATAGATTGACTCTGTTCGCCAGTAGGTAGTAAAGAGTCCATGTGCTCAAAGAAAGCACACAGGTAACGTTTAGTAGATTGGCTTTCGTCTTGGAGCTGCACACCAAACATGAAGTACGCATGGTCCACATCATCAATGTTAGGGTTTTCGTTAATGCCCTCACGTAACGCCTGTATGTCCATGCCCATAATACGAAGCAGTTTCTTACTGGTGAGGTACCGTTCAGTGTCCCAATGATCCGCATGGCAATAATCATCATTATCGTAGCGTAGAGGTACAACAGGGTAGAAGGGGGATTCCGATCCAACAGCTTCCACGTAATCCAATTCAGGATAGGTATTACTGTTGGTGTTATACATCCACGATTTTACCGAACCATCAGCTAATGTGTACTGCACGTAATACTTCAGTGCTCTGAAGTCGTAAGTACCGTCAAGTGAGGTGGTTTCTGTAGAAGTGTGGCTGGTTGTGGAACTGAATGGGTAGCTGTCATTGACACGTTCATCAGGCACAAACTCAATGTACGGATCTCCTAGAGTCCCGTCAGCATATTCAGGGGTCACAGTACGTACGGTACTCAGTTCATAAGAAACCACGCCAGCCAGTGCGAAGTGCTGGCGGGTGGTGTACGTGTATTCGTGCCCAGTTGGATAGCCATTACCGTCCACTAGATAATCAATGTCATCGACATGAGTCTTGTGTGAGTAACTACCGTTGGAGAAAGACTCTGCTGTTACGGTGACAACATCCTGTATGTTCTTTGTACAGGGGTTGTTGCTAGCATCTGTCGCATTTTCTTCAGTGTAGGTCGTTGTTTGGGGGTAGGACGCTTCAATCGCATCCTTGTGTGTGGTGAGGGTACTATCACAGGAATTAACCCAAGTATTCCAGCTGGAATTTATTTCTGTAATTAAAGTAGGAGGGAGGGTGGTTAGTTCACCAGTTAGTAAAGACCGATCTCGTACCGTATCTAGGTACCAGTTGGCTTCAATACCTGGATTACCGCTGTCGTTCAATACATCGAGTAGTGAGACTACTGTGTCACCTGTTGATGCCTCTACAGCGGCTATTAAGGCGCTCTCACTGTAGTTTACAACCTCGGCAGTGCCACTGGGTAACCCGTAGTGATAATCGCTCTTAGCGTAGTTGTAGGCGCGTACAATGTTACGTCCACCACCATTCACCATGTCTTCAACTAACCCAGCGGAAATGTCATTCTTCCGTAGGATAGATCGCATGAGGGATTCACCTAACAGGTCAACTTCACGATCCATTAGGGGAACGGAAGTGGCGGCAACTGCAACTTTTCTTTTACTGGAAAATAAACCCATAACCTAAAAAAGGGGGCTTGCGCCCCCTATCCCTTCCAAAAAGGATTAAACACTAACGCCAATGCCTTGTTTGGCTTTGGTCACCACTTCGCCAATCTCTGTGTTTGATAAACCAGTACCTGACACAGTAAAGCCTTCGTCCGTTGTACGCTGTACTGACCAGATATCTAAGAAGGTTTTCGCCAGCTTCTGCTCCGCATCGCGGGCAAAACCATCAGTCTGCGCCTGGTATAGGCTCTTCTGCTTACCTAGCACGCCGGTTACCGCAACGCCATCAACAGTGTCGGCTGTCTGTGCTTCCTCAGTCGCTTTGCGCTGGTTCAGTACTTCAACTTCTTTGTTGATCTTAGTAACGCCTGCTACAACAGCCAGCCTTTCTTGGTCAGTCTTACTGGTTTGTGAATCCACCAATAGACCTTGCTTGGTTAACTGTGCACGTTGCGCAGTAGATGCCAGAACATCTTCGGAAAGCTTGTCGATCTGCTTATTAACCAGATTACCCTGTAAGGGGATATTCGCTGACTCCAGCGTCAGGTTAGCTGTCTGCTGGTCCACCATTAACTTATCTGAACTGGCCTTGATCTGCTGAATCCCAAGGTAATTGGTTTCCGCAGCGATCTTCAAACCAGTTAAGGTTGTGTTGGATTCCTCAGCAACGAGATTAACTTTCTGTTGGGTAACCAGTGCAGTGTCTTGTACAGCTTTCAGGATCTGTTCATCCAATGCTGCGTTCTGCTTATCCAGTTGAGCACCTTGCTTCACTAGGTTCAGCTGTTCAGTAGCCATGTTCTGGAGCTGCTGGGTTACCAAGAGTTCTTCTTGAACTGTCTTGGAGGCTTGTGCCGCCAATAACGCAGCCTGTGCATCAGACTGTTCTTTGGTTAACGCATATTGAATGGATTGCTGCAGTACTGCGTTCATCGCACCTAAGTAGAGGTTGGAGTAGTCTTCCCCGGAGAACCGGTTCTGCTTATACTCCTGGTCCAGGTGCACTCGCACAGCACGCATAAGGGAGTCAAAGACTCCCGTGCCGTTGAGTTCGCCTGATGTGATATCAACGACTTCCATAATTAATCCTCAATGCCGCCAGCCATTGCTTGGCGTTTAGCTAGATCTGATAACTCTTTATCTGTGAGCGGTGGAAGCACATCAACAGAGAACTCAGGGATCAAAGTGCCTTTACGGATCTTCTCACCACGAGGGCCGTTCACTGTCTTAAACACCTGACACTTACGAGCCTTAACTTGTTGGAAAACGATTTCTGGGATATGCCAGCCATCTTCAATGTTAAAAGGTACATAGTTTCGGAATGTACCGACTACTGAGTTAGCAACGGTAAAGATTTCACCTTGCCACTCGCGTTTGTTGGGGTTCATACAAGTAACACGTACTCGAACCAATGCAGCTGCTTCTTTACGTAAGCGGTTGCGTCGTTGTCCTGCAGATTCTTTGGCTTCTTTCTTGGGAGCCTCGGCTACAGGTTCTTCGTCATTGAGTGCATCTTCGATACGTGCACGCAATTTCTCTACACCAATGTTTTTGCTATAACTAACACCCATTTGGTCAGCGCGTGTTTTAAGAACACTTAGCTCATCTTGGATCATTTCATCTGTCATGGTGGGATACTCGAATTAGGAGGGAAGGAAAAGGAAAGCCCCGCCAGAAGGCAGGGCTTAGAGTCAGACTACAGGGAAGCAGCAGTCTTGATTAGAGCGATACGCTCTGGACGTAGGATCAATGAACCGTAGTACCACTTGATTGACATAAAGCCAGTCTCGCCGTAAGGGTCGGTACGATCAGCAGTCGCTTCACCAGGCTTCTTGTGAGTGATCTTGAACTTCACAGTCTTGCCGTCAGTTTGGAAACCAACAGTAGTGAAAGAACCGTCACCAACACATAGCATTGGGAATACGTCTACGTTGCTACCAGTAGTGTAAGCAACACTGTTTACATCAGCAGCGCCTGCACCAGCGAACTTCATCATCTCTGGTACAACTACGATACGGAACTGGTCAACAGAACCAATCTCACCATTCAACACGTTGCCAGCATCAGCATACTGCTGAACTGAAACGAATGCTGGGTTGCCGTGTAAGTCAGTCATGGCGCGTAGAGTTGGGATCAACTCAGAACCAATGTACATAACACGAGCAGCAGCGATGGTCTTGGTGTCTACCATACGTGAACCAGCAATCACCTTAGTGTGCTTAGGTGTACGGTTGTTGTCCAAGTCGATGGCTAACTTCATCAAGTCTGCGTAGGTAACCAAAGAGGTTTCAGATACAGTACCGTCAGTAGTGGCTTCGCCAGCGTAACGTACAGTGCCTGCACCGTTTAACAAATCAACCTGAAGAGCGTCTTCAGTGATCTCGTTAGCACCACGAAGCATTTCGCGGTTAACGTGCATCATCAATTCGCCGTCAGTGTCAAAGTCCAAAGACTCTTGGGTGTACTCGTCGAAGAAACCGAACTTCTCGATTGAACCTTCTAACTCTACACGCTTGAAACCAACACGGTTAACACGACCACCATGCTCAGTAAGAGCAGGTAACTTACCAGCGATAGCACCGATGTCCTTAGAAGAACCGTAGAGGTTACCGGCAGCGATAGTAGCGCCAGCGGCGTCGATGCCTTGGTCGTTTACGTTGCGATCATCCAACAAAGGAAGGTAGTGGTACAACTTGATGCTCTTGCCAAAGTTCTTAGGCATTGCAGTAACATCGGCTAATTGAGAGAAATACTGTTCTTTAACAGTTTCAATCAGGGCTTTTTTAACGTGATAATCCGTACGGATCTGACCACCGACAGAGGAAGCAGTTCCACCAATCGGATCGTTATATGCTTGTGACATTATTTACTCCTAGTAAACATAAATATGAATTTAACTAAATTTTGAAGAAACGAGTTTTTCAAAGTCTTCATCACTCAGGTTGAGTGGGTTGAAGTCGGCTGGAAGAGTCGATTTAGTAGGTGCAGACTTTGTGGGTGCTGCTGCCTTCTTACGACTTGCCATTTTCGGGTCAGGTTGTTTCTTCGGCTTAGGAGTAGATCTAGGTTGTGGGGTGGGCTTCTGTGCTTCGTTTGCAAAGCCGCCACTCGCATGAATCTGGTCACCTATTTGCCGATAGGCTTCAATATCTGAAAGCCCATTCAACCGACCGAGCATCCGCTCTTTTTGGATCGTAGAATCAATTTGTGCATAGATGCCGTTCGACACATGCTCATTGATTAATTTTATGATCTGCGGATTGTCTACAACGATTTTGCGACTTGCTTCATCCCACTTGTTGCTTACGAGGTCGATAGTTTTGCTATAACTTGACGTGTCTTGAATTTCTTCAAGTACCGAGTCCAGCTCAATCTCTTTGTCGTGTACAGTGTAAGTGTTTGGTTTGTAGTCGGTGTTATCAGAGGTATCTACATCCAGTGGGTCAAGACCACTGTCCTGGATGAGTTGTTTGATGGCGTCTGGGTTCTTCTTGTCCAGATCTATGAGATAGGATAACTTCGCTTCTGTTAATAAGCTATTGTTCTCCAACATCTTCAGTAGTTTGAGGTTCGGTTTTAATGCAGTCATCTTCTGGCCATAGTTAGCGCCCATCTGCATTAGCTGAATTGCCTCGTCTACCGAGTCTACTGTCAGCTCTTTACCATTCGCTTTGAATGGTGCCATGACTCTGTTGTATTCTTTCTTGTAGTCGAAGTCTTCTGAAGTACTGTCTTGTTCATCGGTGTCATCCTCTGGGGACTCTTCCTTTTCAGGTGAGACTACTTCTTCAGTTTCTTTTTCAGAACCAGTATCAAATACATCTTGTTGTGGTTCTTCGACAGGTTCGTCCTGTTCTTCTTGCTCTTCTTGCTCTTCTGTTTCAGATTCAAGATCTTCTGTAGTATCGTCTTCGTTCGTTTCAGCGGTTTCGTTATCATCACCGCTATCCGCTTCAGGGGCTTCATCAGCCCCCTCTGCTTCAGCGCTGCTCATAGATTCAGGTGCGTCCATTGCCAGAATTTCTTCGTCTGACAATTCCAGCAAGTTATCGTCGTTCAGCAGCTCGTCATTCATAAATTACACCTCTTCCGCAAGGATTTCGTCACGGGTTTCTTCGTCCTCGACCAGTGCTTTCTCTGCCATACGTGCTAGCTGTAGCACCGCAGACAAGTACTGACGTAAGCCGCCAATGGCGTCCATCTGCTTGATAAGGGCTGTTTGGTTGTCACTGTCCTGCATGTTGGGGTCACCTTTTAAGGTCACCAAACGAATGGCTTCCTTTTCAAAGTAGCCTTCAAGGATCAGGGATTTAAAATCGTTGTTGTGTGAAAGTCGATCAAGGGCTTTACCCAGTTCTGCTGTTTTTCGTGCAGCGCGAATGTTCAACTCTAATGATTCAATATTGCTAGACATTATTACTCCGTGTCCTCCCGTATGGGAGTTAAGTAGGAAAGATGCACCCCTTGCGGGGTGCGGTAGGGGAAGGGGTTAGTTTGTTTGTTGGTTCTGAGCGAGGGAAGCCTTAACCATTTCTAGCTTGGCGTTGGATTTCGCCTGCTCACCTTGTTTCTGTAGATCACGTTCTTGCTTAACGCCAGACTCTTGCTCTACAAAATCCAAGTTCTTCATATCAGTGTCGGCCTGTACGTTACCGGCTTTCACCTGTTCAGCACCTGCCTTAGCCATGTCCAATTGCGCTTGTGCCTGGTTCTCTTGAGCACGGCTCTGGAGTTCCTGGATTTCAGCCTGTAGCTTTTGCAGTTCTAGCTCAACTCTCTTTTGTTCCATTGGATCAGGTTGTGGCTTGTACTCTTCAATCTTCTTCGCAAGGTCTGGCATCTTACGTAGACGGGCAATGTCAGAAAGGATCATCTGGGACATTGTGGGGTCCATTGAGTTACCCATGGTCTGTAGCATGAATGCCAGCTCTTGCGCTTTCTGGTTGTCTTCCTCTGCTGTAGAGATCGACAACTTCAAATCAAAGTTACCGCCTAAGTCATCACGGCGTACCGTCACAAACTCTTCATTGGTAATACGAATGACTTCTTCTTCTGACAAGAACTCAGCATTCATCGCAATGAACTTACGACCAATCTGGATGATACCGTCAGCTAATCGACGAAGGATGCCCAGCTCACGTTTAGATGCCGCATCAAGTGCGCCTCGAATGCCTGTCGCGGTATCTCCCAATGCCTGACCACTAATGCCATTGTTAAATGCTTTAACGCCAGTCAGTGATTCTGCTTCTGCATTTTGCAGCTGCAACATCACTTGTGCAGAGTTAGGGATTTCTGGATAGGTATGCATGAAGATGGCTTGGCGAGGGTCAACGTTTGCATTGAACTCATAATCCAGCCCTTTATCGAATCGACGCTTATTGGTTAAATCCAGTGCATCTTTACGCACACCGGTTTGACCATTCGCGCTCTTACCCAGGATATCAATCATCCCTCGGGTAACGGCTCCGATAATCTTCTGGTTGTCTTCCAGTAATTCCCCATCAGGCTGTCCGTGTAGACTCTTACGGACCGGGAGATAAGGCACGACTACAAAGGGTAGGGCTTGATCTGGGAATGGATTCTCTTCCATGCGGATCAATACATCGCCCACCCATGCAGCAACGATTGGTTTTACAATGCCATCACCATCAATATCCCAGTAGCCCCAATACTCATGAGCAACGAATTTCTTACGCGGCTCGTCATTGAAGTTAAAGGAACTATTGTCACTTGCAACGTGGTCTGGGTTGCCCAGAATCGTTGAGTTGGTGATGTTAATCTTCTCTAAGTTGTTGTACTTACCATCCCGTTTAAGTTCATCTAATGATGTTTCAAACGAGTACACAGCAAAGCGTGCTTTCGTGAAGTCACCGCCACAAGAAGGGTCGATAACAACATTCTGGTAATCACATATTTCCAGCGTAGGTAGGTTCCGAACTGTCACAGTTTCCGTGACTTCTTTGGTGCCTGCTTCTACCGGAACAAGCATCTGTCCTGATTCCATTGAAAGGCGTAATGCCTCTTGCAAGTGTTCAGGGACTTGAGATGCGAAGGACTCAGGGTTGCTCTGAGCAAGGGAAGCCAGTTGTTGATACTGGGCAAAGGTCGAGGGATCGTTTGCAGGGGTGTAGTCATAGACGGTTTCAGAACGTGTTTCTTCACGTTCTTCATAGTCCCATCCGACTCTGACGATAACAGTACCTTCGTCCACTGCAGTGCGAATGTACTCGTCGATAAACTGGGTTTTACTAATCTTGGTATTGAACTGGTTATTTAAAACCAATTCATTCTGTTGTGCAGCGTCCCGGTCCTCATGGGTAACGGGTGCTACGTTAAACACATCGGGTGTGCTTAGGAAAGGTTCAGACAAAGCGGAGTAACGCCACTCAGCCTGCTTACGGATTAGTTTAGGTTGTAACTTAGAGTTGCCGTCAGGGGTGCTGATCTTAGCACTGCCCTGTACATGTAGATTATCAAGCCAACGCTTAACATCGGCTACATGTGTATCAGCCTCGTTTTTAGCGTCAGTGAAATCTTGCTTGAGGTCTGTAACTAAAGGCTCGTTAGCCCAGTCTGTTAAGCCCTTAGCTTCGACCTCTGATACTTGAATAGCAGAGTTATTCATTTGTAGAGATACCTGTGTGATGAGAGATGACTTTGTATTATAGAAGCCAAAGTAAGACGGGGCACTTTGTAACCTGTAAGTGCTTATATTCTAACGGTTTAATGTACAAAAATACAACATATTGTGGTCAATAGTTAATCGAGGCACAATATGTTGTGTTTTGCCTATGCGTTCTCTAACGCCGTTACCCGATTCATAAGGGCGAGTAAGTCCACCTCAATGCCACCGCTATACGGGTCAGCGATGGATGCATAACCACTGCCACCGGCTGCACCGGACGTAACGTACTTTGCATCCGACCCACCGCCATACCTACCGTAAATTGCGATACCGTTGGCGTAAGTGAGTGTTGCACCGCTAGGCACGCCTCCTGCACCCCCTGCACCAATGAATATCTTTACACTCACGGCCCCACTGGGGACAGCAACCTGCTGACTTACTGTTACGCCACTCCCTGCTGATGGGTAAGTCGCGGCAATGGGTGACCCGTTGTACCCGTTTGCACCTGCGCCACCCCCACCACCGCCCAACGTGCCAGGGCTAGGGATGTTACTGCCAGAGGGAGCGGTGTATGCGTGGTACAGTGTGCCTCCTGCACCGGACGAATTGGGTTGGGAAGACGCCGTTCCCGCCATGCCTGAGCCGTCCCATGTGTTAGATCGTACTGAGTGGGGGCTGGCTACTGCACCGTTTGCGGTGATGGTGGCCCCCACCTGATTACCTGAGCCATTTACGTTGTCATAAAATTTAAGCCATGTTGCAGCGCCTGCAGCACCTGGCCTTGCAGCTTGACTCCCCACAACCGACGGGACGCCGTTTGTACACGCACCTGCACCACCACCGACGAGTTCGATCGCCAGGTACGTTGTTAGTGTGGATATATTCTGTGTGTGGGTACCGGCTGTTGTGAATCCTATCTTTGACCCAGGTTGTCCTGAGAAAAGTTTCACATTGTTCAGGGATAAGTTGCCCGCTGTGTCGGCGTAGATGCCACTGGTTGCAGAGGAAATATAAAACCCAGCTATGGAATTACCACTGGCATCAATGGATCTACCGTAGAAAGCGCCTGGATTGGCGTCACCTAGTGATGATTTACCAAACACAATTCCAGAAGCGGTTGTTGCGAACTCGATGTTGTCATCTATCGTGATGTTATCTGCAAAAATAGCCTTACCGTCAATGTGATCGGTGGTAATTGAACCACTTTCGATGTGTGTGGCGTCAATGGTATCAGCGACGATACGATCACCTCTAATGGTACCTGTGGCAATCATGTCCCCATCAATTAACAGAGCTGCCGTAACCCAGGTACTTCCAGTATAACGACGAGTTTCGCTCACTGTTGTATCTGAGGTTTTGTAAATCGTCAGTACGTCATCAGTAACTGCTGCACGGCCTGCTGCACTGGATAGGTAACTATTCGCTGTTGATGTGCTTGGCCATACACCGGTAGACGAACCATAACGGTAGAAACCTGCACCAGCATTACCTGTAGGGCCAGGCACTGTTGAATCAGAACCCGGAGGACCGGGAACAGTTGAGTCTGCGCCAGAGTCACCTTTCTCGTAGAACTTAGTGGGCGTTGCCCAGTCACTGCGGTTCCACGTAGTACTGGCACCACCGTTGCTGTCCAATTGCTGCGTGTAAGTGGCTTTACTAACCCAAGTAATGTTACCAGAGGTATGAACAGGATCATCACTCCAATTGGTAGGTACGGTTTCGGTTGTACCGTTGTATGTTCCTGTTGTAGGTGTTGTAGGCACACTTGCACCTGTTTTAAACACATAGCTAATGTACCTACCTGTGCCATCGTAATAATCCGCACCCTTAACCGGAGTGTAACCGTCATCCCCTACGAACTGAACATACGTCAATCCTGAAGGTGGGGATGTTGGAGCAGTAACTGTCCACTCATAGAAGTTTACGTAATCTTTACTGCTGTCAGTCAAAGACGCATTAGTCCCTGACGCGTCATCAGCATATACAGGTACTACGCCAGCATTGTCACCATCTTCACCTATGAACAGAGTGTAGGTAAGACCAGAAGGTACCGTTGTGGGTGCAGAACCTGTCCACTCATAATAGTTAGCGTATCTTAAAGAACCTTGTGTGAATGACGCACCGGTTCCAGAGGTGTCTGAGGCGTATATTATTTTAACACCAGAAGCTGTACCAGTTGCTCCTGGAGCGCCATCGTCAACGGTGGCAGTTGTACCGTCACTAAATGTAAGTGTGGTTACACCACCTGTTGTGCTAGTGGATACAGTTAGTGCATCTGCATCAATACCTTTGATTGCTATAATAGTGGAGGTGCTAGTTGTAGTAAGATCGGTGTAGGTAGTGGTAGTTTTATTCCACAAATAGGGTGATGTATCGCTTAATGGAAGTGCAGCTGCGTATGTTCCCCACGATGCAGGTGCAGTAGTACCAGAGCTACTTTTAGCATATTCCTCGCCTATAGCAGATATACCCACACCATCTTCAACGTACTGTGTGATTAAACTCACAGGACTATTGATGGCGTCACCTATGGTTCTGGTATTTGAATTGTAGTTCCATAGATACTGCTTACTAGCTGTTGGGTTCTGTGGGCTTGTTAGCCATGAACCAGATGCAATAGTAGGGGCAGTGGTACTATTAGTTAACTTGTAGTACTCCGTAGTCCCTGTGTAGCTACTACCAGCATCACCTTTGAGGTTAGAAGAGCTACTCCAGCCACCTTCTGTTCCATTGGTGACAGTACGGCTACGGATATAAGTATCACCTGCTGTAACCTGTGAATGCCAGTTCGTATCATCAGAGGAATAAGCAAACTCTGTGTAGATGGTGTCCCCATCTTGTGCTTGGATATCACTAAGGTCCGTCACGGTGTAGGTGTCATTTGCCCCGTTACTGAGGATAAGTTGCCCACGGAACTTCAGTGTATTGGCGGCACTGTCGTAGTAAAGGTCTTTAACGGTAGGGGAGTCTGGGTTAGCAATAGAGAAGTTGTCTGCCACAATATCAAAGGCAGCACCGCCTGTACCGTTGAGCAAACCAAAGCCTGCTGCACGTCCATTCGCATCAATGGTGACACCGTACTTACCTAGTATTCCATCTACTGACTGCGAGGTGGTGGACACTGTGGTGGACATATCCCCTATCTGAGTAGTGTGGTTACTCACAGTGCCTGCCACAGCACTTGTCGCAGAGGCGCTCGCTAGGGCCGTTGAGTTGATGTTGGCGCTAAGTGTGTTGTAGTTGGCTACCAGCGATTGTTGTGTGGAAGCCAGGGCAGCATCAAGCGTAACTAACGTAGCATCTTGGTCACTCAGTGAAGCATCAACACTACTCTCTGTTGCCGTTAGGGTTGCAGATAATCCGCTAATCGTTTGTGCCATGGCAGTGTTTTCTGCCGAGCGAGTACTCGCCTCTTGTGTTACTAATGCTTGCGTTGTAGTGAGGTCTGTTTGGAAATCTGTCTGTAACTGGGTGACTTGATCCGCTACGGCACTCACCGCGTTGGCACGCGTTCCTGCCTCGCTGTTAATCAGTGCGTTAGCATCAGAAATATCTGTACTCAACGAGGCGTCTAACGCAGTGACCATGGTCGTTACCGCAGCCACCTCACTGGTTCGCGTCATCTGCTCTTGGTTAATTGCCGCCGTTGCTTCAGCCTTATCAGTGGTTACCTGTGAGGTAAGGGCACTGATCTGCTGTGCTAAGGCAGTTGTTTGTGTGGCGAAGTAAAGAGACTGGGATTCCAGTTGAGCCAAGGAACTGCTATCGGCAGTATCCAGCTCTGCTTTGTATTGCTCCACGAACTGCTGTAACTGCCCATACTGGGTGTCGATATAGAGGGTTTGCCCATTGATTGCGTTATCGTGGCTGATTTCTTGCGCAGCAGCGGCAGTACTTATGATCTGATCCAGTAGGTTTGTAAGCTCTGGGCTAAGGTGGGCTGCAGTCAAATCACCTAACGCCTCTACAAACCCAGCCACATTGTTACCACTCGTGGTGCTATGAGGTTGGGAGAGGGTACCGATGGTCCCGTTGTAGCCTACAGGCTCAAGCCAGTACGTGTATGTCACACCTGGCTCTACTGCATCTGTGTAAGCTTCCTCGTCGCTATCACCAATCTGAGCAGCATGGGCAAAGTTAGTGGACATGGCACGGTAAACGTTTACGTGTGCACTGTCACCTGTGGTGGTCCATCGCAGGGTTACCGTACAGAAGCCAGCTACGGAAACAACATTACCTACCGTGGCGCTACATGTAGCTGCACTTACAAACGGGTTGTTTGGGTTAATACCGTACTGGAGTCCCGTACTCGGAGCATAAATATCCACTGTGTGTGTATTAGTGGGGGAGAGGGTAACTTGGTTTGATGACTCAGACACAACCACTGACGCACTATCTGCGCTAATAGTTACAGTATTATCTTGAGCAGGGGTGACTATAACGGTAGGATTACTTACCGTTATATCCAGTGATTGATCTGTCATGGTCTAGTCTCTTGCGATATTTTGCTGAAGGGATACTTCACCTGAAGCGATAATGGTCTTTGTGCCATCTGCTTGTACCAGGCTAATCCCGTATACAAACTGCTCCTCAATGACGTTATCAAGTAGGTCGATAGTATCTGCAGGGACTAACTCGATAGTAATCCCGCCTGCCTCCCCTGTAATAGCTGCACTACGATTGATCAGTACAGGAGAGTACATTGATCGCCGCATTACAAATTTAGCCGTTGCACCATCAAGATTAATCGCATAACCCGACTCATCTTTGTAAACCATGTTGAGTGTGTAATGGTTATCTGCGGTAATAGTCAATCTAGTCATAAAAACCTTTTGCACTAATAAAAAATGAACGTACCCAGTATATAAATGCCTGCCAAACCTTTCATCACTGAAAGCACTCCACCACCTTGTTAACGTATCGAAGGACTAAACTTATGGGCAAGACTGCTAGAAAAACCGCTACACGTTCCGAAAAAGCCGAATCTACATGGTACCCAGCACCCCCACTTGAGCCGCTTAATCAAATACAGGCTGAGTACATCACCAAGATCAAGAGTTCCCCTATCACTTTCGCCACCGGTTATCCAGGTACATCCAAGACATACATCCCCGCTCGAATCGCTGCACTCTGGCTAAAACAATCCGCTGTCTCTCAAATCATCCTCATGCGCCCCGCAGTGTCCGCCTCTAAGTCCGTTGGCTTTGCTAAGGGCACACATGAGGAGAAGATGAAACACTGGTTACGGCCCATTCTAGGGGCGCTGAGTGAAGAGTTCTCTCATGGGCAGCTCAACTACATGCTCAAAGAAGAGATCCACATGATTGACTTTGTACCGCTTGAGAACGTGAAGGGTAACTCCTGGGCAAACTCGTTCATCATCGTGGACGAAGCAGAAGACTGCACAATGGAAGAACTCAAATCCATTGTGACCCGCATTGGTAAAAATTCCACGCTTGTGCTCTGTGGTGACTTAGCACAGTGTGATCTACCGCAAGGCTCCGGTTTGAGCCATTTCTTAGACCTCCGTGAGGAGTCTCCCCGTTTAACCCGTATGATTCAGCATGTTGACTTTAACGAGTTTGACGACATCGTCCGTTCGGACATTTGTCGTGAGATTGTTAAGGGCTTTGTTGAAGTAGGAGTCATGTAATGTATCAAGTCTATGGGCACGCTCAGTGTGCCTACTGCAAGCAAGCCATCCAACTACTCGCCACTCAAGGTAAGAGTTTTACTTATGTGGACGTACGTTCACCAGAGAACGTAGATGCGTTGGCAATGATTAAAGCAGCAGGATTCGCAGAAGTTCCACAGATCTACCTCAACAGTGACCACATTGGTGGCTTCACTGAACTTAAACTAACCCTACAAGGAGCATAAATGAGTAATTTCCTAGACGTAACAGAGCTAAATAATTGTATCGGTAACCCCAAGGGCGATATGAGTAACTTAGATTGGGACGCAATAGAATCACAGCTAGCACTTATCAAAGAAGAATTTGAAGAGCTAATGGATGCTGTAGCACAACGTGATCTTACTGAAGTACGTGACGCCACCGCTGATATTCTGGTGACTACGTATGGTATGGCTCACCGTGCTGGCTTTAATGCTGATGCAGACATGGAAGAAGTTCACCGATCCAATATGAGCAAGTTTTGTCACAGCCATGATGAGGCAGGTAAAACTGCCTTGTCGTATGAGCAACTAGGTTTGAATGTAACGTTCCGGTTCTTAGCTGATAAGCGTATCGCGGTGATCTCCGCTAAAGCACAGACCGTCAACAACAAGTTTTACCCTAAAGGTAAATTACTAAAATCCATTAACTTTAAGGAACCAGTCCTATTATGAAGATCTCTCCCTACTTTGATAGAAGC